TTGCCTTTCGGCACGTAAGAGGCTAACCTACATGTGTTCAGCATGGATTGAGCCTCAGATTAATGTTAAGCGTCTTGCAGGACGCGTAATGTTAACTGGGGCTTTTCTCTATCTGCCTTTTGGTGTTCATGCCTGAGACAGATAGCCTCAAGCACCCACAGTCATTCTACTTAACTAAGATTTCCCTGCAAACCGTTTTTGTCCGGCACAGTAAATATCCAACTAAACCAATAGCGTTCGCTGTATTTACCGCCAGTATTCAATGCACGTGACCGCCATGAACACCCCTAAAAAAAGGGCATTTATATGTCCAAACATTAATATCAAAACATCAATTTTTTCCATATACCTTGCTGTGAAGATGATGGGCATACATGATGCGAACAACCAGAACGCAACAAACAAAAACTGCAATGCGTTTTTCATTATTCCCCCTACAATCAATGTGCAATTACATTTAAACACACCTCAATTTGGCCGGACATATAAATATCTAAACCAGAAAAAATCACTTACATAGCGTTACAAACTCTTTAGTCTAAGTATTCATCGTAAAACATTCCCCATACTTATCAGCCCACTCTACGCCAGGTAGCTCATTGCCTTATCTGGGAATCTGTAATCAGGTTTCCGTTTTTCAGTCGGCTGGTCGTTTAACCGGCATAGTTAACCCATTAATCTGGTTGCCGGATGCTGGTGGATTTTCGCGTTTTAGTTGTTCATAAAAGTGCACAGCTTTAACCAGTTCTTCTGATGTAACCGGGACTGGTGGGGCAGTGAATAAGGCCTGAATTTCATAGTTCGGCCTGTCGTTACAATCCTCTTTTTTCGGTACATATTTCCAGTCACCAACCCACAACTCCCCCTGAGAGTCCATAACACCTTTTTTCACGTAGCGATATCGCCACGCTATCGGCTCTGCTTCCAGCGATGCCAGTGCAATTTTGAATAACTCGCCCTCTACTCGCGCCATCCCTGAATTGGGGTGGCATTTCGTAATCGCTATTTTTAATTTGGCTTCTTCGATTAATTGTTCTTTTGTTAATTCAGTCATTTTCATTACCGCCCTTTCAGGCGGCCTCCTGATGTTCTGAGGGTGCAGAAATCCCTCCGGTTAAGGATTAAATTTTATTTGCTGTGCTAAATTTAATTATTCAGTTTTTATTCCTGCTCTCAAAACAGCCTCTGCCATTCTGATATCCGGATTTTCTGAAATCATCTTTTCCGGCGAGTCGCAATCACCACCACATTCAGTTATGCGTTCATGACCAAAACGAATTGTGGTTTTGTGCGCATTAATCATTTGTGTAAGCGCGTCTGTCAATTCTGCAATGCGTTTGTCTTTAACTTCCAGCTCTTTCAGTAAAGCCAGTACGTCAGGATCGCTAACATCAACGACGGTTACGCGCGATTTCAGGTAATGTTCATCCGCAAAAGTTCGACCAGTTTTAAAATATCCATCATCCCCCTCACCTGTGCAGGCATACACAATATGCGCTCTGGAAAATATGCGCTGTATCGACATTTCATCGCCACAAACAGAACATTCCGGCACCTGAATTGGTGAATAACGTTCACGTAATGCCTGGTAATTAGTCTTGCACACTGGCTGTCTCCTGAAAAATCACCGCATGCCCCAGTTTCTCCGCCAGCGCCAGTTCTGCCTTAGCGCCTGCTGACCGCTGCCAGCCTTTCAGCATGTAAATCGCATCCACACAACGAATCATTGCCATGCAAATATCCATGTAATGCGGCTGTGTCAGCCCATCCGGAAGCACAGCCGGATTTAAAACGGTATGCCCTTCCCGTTTCAGTTCCTCTTCTGCCTTGTGAAACGCCTCACGGTTGAAATTTTCATACCCCGTCATTGGACCGGCGATATAAACCCTCACCCTCACGCCATCACCTCCTGAAAATTACCCTGATAAAACGCCAGCACACGCTGCATAACCTTGCTTTTCCGGCACTCGAGACAGATTATGTTCTGACGCCTGTCGTAGTGGCGTATCTCTCCATCTGGTAATGAATAAATCAGGCCAGGGTCGCTCTTCTTTTTCGCTGCACCTTTAGACATCTCTTTATGGGCTTTTATCCAGTCTTTACGTACCTGCTCAGAAGGGAATATTCCATGCCCTGAACCATATACAACACCACTGTCTACCAGTTCTTTCGCCAGAACTTCAATCAGATGTCTCGTCGCCCCTGTTTCATTTTCCAGTTGTTTACGCGTTTTCCTACCATCTCTGCGTACCAGTTCCACAATACGCGCCTTTACTTCTTCCCGTTGTTCGGGAGTAAAAACTTTTACCATAAGTCCTCCTGAAATTACTTCACAACCCTCAGGTGTCTGACATTCGAACGCCAGCTCTCCCAGTTAAAATTCACCCAGCGACCACCGTTCATGACCATGCGGTCCATCACACGCTCGCCAAGAAGCGTACTCATCGCTACGTGGTTCAGGTTCGTCAGCATTCCGACACTACGCATCGAAGCCGTTCTGCGGTCGACTATCTGGTTCAGTGTGACCTGCTCGTTGCGCGTATCCCGCTGCATTCCGATTTCATCCAGGACAAGCAGGTCAACATCACACAACCCCTGTAAAAATTTTTCGCCTGAGTTTTTGTTGTCGTAGCTGTTGTGTAACGCCAGCATCACATCAGCCACCGTTATCACAATCACGCTGCGACCTTTCGCCAGAAGATGATTGCCAATGGCGGCTGCAAGGTGGTTCTTTCCGGTACCCGGCTTACCGCTGAACACAAAATTCGTGCACCCGGTCATCAGTTCGTCAGCGATGGATTTTGCCTGGCTCAGCGCATGTTTTTGCCCGTCGTTCTGCACCTGATAATTCGCAAACGAGCATTTGCTGTGCAGAGGCTGGATGCCCGAACGATTCAGGATTTTTTCCACCCGCAACTGGCGATTCTGGCGGTTGATCTCCTCGCTACGTTTTCGCCCTTCAGCCAGTTGCCACTCGCGCCACTCATCCACTGTCCGGTACGGCGCGATTACATGCTGCGGGGTCAGCTTACGGATACGCTCAAGAACACCACCTGCCGCGATATTTTTCATGGCCGTTACCCCCTGAACCCCGGCGGAATTTCGGTATCCGGCTCAGAAATATGATTCACACAACGCTGTACAGACGAACGCCCCAGGCGGATAACCAGTTCATCCCATTTTCCGCGAAGCTTTGACGGACTCATGATATTTTTTACCCAGAATGGATCCCGCTGCGCCCGACCAAACATTTCACAAATTTGTCTGTGAGTTCTGCCATCCAGCATCCGCATTGTGCGCACGTCGTTGGCCCATGCGGTCCAGTTGGGTTCTTTCGGTCGCGAAATCTCGCCATCATCGCTGGCGGCCTGCTCGTAAAGACTCACGATTCGTCCCCAGATCCACTGCGCACACGCCAAATCTTCCTGGTTGCCCCACTGGCGTTTTTTTGCACTGAACACAACCGCGTCAGGGTGTCGGGTTAAAAAATCCTGTTCAACCGTCTGCGGGTCCGGTTGCGAAGCTTCCGGACGAGAAGTGTTTTTATTCTCTGTAGTAATCTCTGTTGTATTCTCTGTAAGATCATCAGGCCATTTTGACCCGATGACATTGAGCCGTTTTGAACCAATGGAGCGTTTCATTTTGACCTCTTCCATCGTGTCATTTTGACCTGATGGAGCGGCGCATTTTGAACCGATGGATTCGCTCACTTTGCCACCATCTAAAAGCTCGCTCCCGTAGTTGATCGTGTAGAAATTGGTCATATCGCGCTTTGATTTATTGAGCTTTTCACAACGCATAAGCCCCAGCGTTTTCAGACTTGCAAACGCGCGCTTTAACGTTGACTCTGACCAGAACGGGAACTGTTCCAGCCATTGTTCCGTTGTGTTATAAATCCAGCGAACACCATCACATTCCATGCCGGAGTTGGTATCTCTCAACCAGTAGTGCAGTTGTTGCAAAACAATGGCTTCGTTTAAGCCAATTTTCATTGCCAGCTGCGTGTTTATAACCAGTGGGCGTTCAGCAAAAAGAAGACTCATAATTCCATCCAGCTTTTTGTTGGTATTGCTGTCGATACGCAAGTTTGAAAGCAATGGCTTTTTCTATAAGTTCGTCAGTTTCACGATCCACTACAGCTGGATCTGCAAAAAGCAGCCCGGACTCCACCACATCGCCATATTCTTTGTTTAACCCGGCGATCATGTACGTGATGCTTTTTCCGTCACTAATTTCACGATACAACCTGAAATCATTAATCCGGATAGCCTCCATAATTGCCGGAATCAGCGCCGTGAATTTTTTCCGCTTATCCCTGGTGTCGATAGCTTTCCAGCGTTCGAATATCTTCACCCGGTTAACGCCCAGCGCCCGTTGATCAACCTCGCCATCATTAAACGTGACGCGTTGAACATCGATGTTCGGGCGTTCTTTCAGAGCCCAGAATGCTTCCGTGATTAATATCGTCGCCTGCTCCTGTGTCATTCCTGGTCGGCACACCCAGGCATCCAGAGCCTCACAAACCTGTTCAGGGGTGATTTTCATTGTTCAACCGCCCCGCCCGCTTTGCCTTACGATATTCGTCATAAACTTTGGGGTCGTACTGAAGTTCCCCGCCGGATGCCTCTTGCAGGCGCATCGCGCGACCTTCAGGTACTAGCTCCCCTTTCCAGCTATAAAGCGAAGCCAAACGAATACCAGCAGCTTGTGCAAGTTTTGTTTTTGAACCGAAATACAAAAGTGCGTCAGTTTTAAGCATTTAAAGCACCTTAATTGTTAGCCATAACTAACAAAATAGATGTTAACAAAAACATAGTCAATAAGATTTAGCATTAGCTAACTATGGATACAAAAAATTTAACCATTGGCGAACGCATTAGATATCGCCGAAAAAACCTCAAATACACCCAAAGGTCTCTTGCTAAAGCCCTGAAAATTTCTCACGTATCGGTTTCACAATGGGAGCGGGATGATAGCGAACCTACAGGAAAGAATCTTTTTGCCCTCAGCAAAGTACTGCAGTGCTCGCCAACATGGATTCTATTTGGCGATGAAGACAAGCAGCCATCACCACCTATTGAGGAGCCAGTTGCTCTATCCCCCAAAGAACATGAGCTCCTTGAGCTTTTTAATGCATTGCCTGAATCAGAACAGGATGCTCAGCTCACCGAGATGCGCGCCCGAGTAAAAAATTTCAACAAACTCTTTGAAGAGTTATTAAAAGCCCGTCAACGAACAAACAAAAGATAACGCAATCAATGCGTTATCTTTTTGGTTGCCCAAAATGTTAGTCATGACAAACAAAAATGCTTGACCAAATTGTTAGTCATAGCTAATCTTGCTTGCATCAAGACACCGCACGGTGTTCTCAGCAAACAGTTCCGCTACCCCGGCGTTAAGGGGAAATGAGGTCAGCATGGATACTATCGATCTTGGCAACAACGAATCTCTGGTGTACGGCGTGTTTCCAAACCAGGACGGCACGTTCACCGCAATGACGTATACCAAAAGCAAAACGTTTAAAACCGAATCTGGAGCGCGTCGCTGGCTGGAAAGAGATTCAGGTGGGTGATATGGATTTCGACACAATCATGGAAAAGGCTTACGAAGAATACTTCGAAGGCCTTGCCGAAGGCGAAGAAGCCCTCAGCTTCAGCGAATTTAAACAGGCGCTTTCCAGCCCGGCAAAATCTAACGGCTGATAAGCGAAGCAGCACCGCGAGGAATCAGTATGCAGAAACGAGAACCCGTCATCATCGCGCCAGACTATACCGATGATGAACTTTATGAGTGGATGCACCAGAAAATTAAGGCTGCGCAGGACCTGAAATGGGCCAATGAAGCCAGGGCTAAGCAGGCTGAAAATCTGTCCGCTCTGGAGCAGGATATCACCAATCTGGAAAAAGCAGCGGCATTAAGCATTGCCAGAATGATTACATACCCACGTTAATGGTTAACCAACGAGGCTAATAATGGAATTTAAAGATTTACCAAAAGAAATCCAGATAATTGCTGCAACGACACTCGGTGATAGTCTGGTGAAAATTGACCCGGCATACACCAAAAAAGAAACCATCGATAATATGGTTCGTAATGTGCGCAATGCTTTTTCAGGGCTATATGGTTCTGATAATCAAAAACAGAAAAACGATATTGATGAACGGGTAATTTCTGTTTGCCTGAATGGTCATGTTATTTCAGCAATCAGAACAGAAACGGCAACTGTTTTTGATTATCTCTGCATGATTCAGAGTCTTGCTGATGTTCTGTTGAAATCAAAAGATTTAGAAAACGATGCAAATTTACAGGGGCGCACAATAGCACATCCATATGCACATACTTTAGGCTCTGTGGATATCAAAGATCCCACAAATCTTTAATGAAATAGTTAACGCGAATTGTACTTGCTCTTTCAGTTGCTTTCAGAATACGCGTTGAAACTGCTGGCGGTAATTTGGTATTCCATTTATTAAAATCACGCCCAGAAAAGTACTCTTCGAAAGTACTCTTCGAAAATACTTTTAACTACAGATTCGCCTATTGAAATGCTGCTTACCATGCGATTTTGATAAAGGCATTTAGCAATAAGCGTTGATTTTAACATTCACCCTCCTGAGGGTTGGTAATTAAGGAGTTCTCCACGGGTGAGGTGGAGTGTGTGCGCCGGACACGGGTGAGCATCCGGCACTGACAGTTTACTGAAAGGATATTTCTCTGAAAAGTCAGAGCATAACGCGAAAGCGCACGGCGAGGTTGCTGGTTCATAGATAGCCTGTCGTTAAATTTTCGTCGACCGTGCGCTTCCGGTTGTGGCACTCCGCGAAATGGCGCGGCGGTAAGTATGGCGGGGGTTCTCCGTTCCTCGCAAATGTCCACCGGGTTGTCAGGTTGACCATACGCCTGAGTGACAACCCCGCTGCAACAACCCATGTTGATTACCTTTTGGCGGGTATCCGTTTTGTTTTTCCCATGATACCCGCCCCTTTTAAAGTGAATTTTGTGATGCGGTGAATGCGGCTCAGCGCACGCGGAACAGTTAAAAAGGCCAGTTGACTTCCGTATTGGTTCTTATGGGTGGGTTCTCTGTATCCGGCGTTAATTATTAACTGGTTAACGTCACCTGGAGGCACCAGGCACCGCATCACAAAATTCATTGTTGAGGACGCGATAATGGAAACGTTATTACCAAACGTCAATACGTCTGAAGGTTGTTTTGAAATTGGTGTCAGAATCAGTAACCCTGTATTTACTGAAGATGCCATTAATAAGAGAAAACACGAACGGGAGCTATTAAATAAAATATGCATTCTTTCAATGCTGGCACGTTTACGCCCGATGCAAAAAGGATACTGGCAATGAATACTACTATTGCCCTCACTCTGACTGTTTTTCTTAATACTGGCGAGCCTGTTGACATGGTTATTGACATTTACGGTTCAATGAAAGAATGCATGGCTGCCGCAGCAGAACAAAAAATTCCCGGTAACTGCTATCCGGTCGATAAAGTTATTCACATGGATAATAACGAAATCCCGGCAGGACTTAAAACAGCACCGTAATTAATATCCGGTTTCATTTTTATATGCCAGCAATGGCAGAGATTTGTTCACCCTTAAATCTGTAATGAGGTTAAAACAACATGAGTAAAGTCTTTATTTGCGCCGCCATTCCGGACGAACAGGCAATAAAGGAAGAAGGTGCAGTCGCTGTAGCCACTGCCATTGAAGCCGGTGATGAACGTCGCGCCCGCGCAAAATTTCACTGGCAATTCCTGGAACATTATCCGGCTGCTCAGGACTGCGCTTATAAATTTCTTGTTTGCGAGGATAAACCCGGTATACCCCGCCCTGCCCTCGATTCCTGGGATGCTGAATATATGCAGGAAAACCGCTGGGATGAGGAGTCAGCTTCCTTTGTCCCGGTTGAGACTGAATCAGATCCGATGAACGTCACTTTTGACAAGCTGGCCCCTGAAGTACAGAACGCTGTCATGGTTAAGTTCGACACATGTGAAAACATCACC